TTGTACCTGCTGCACTCACTAAAGCAACACCAGTAGCAGTATTGATACCAGCAATCAATTCAACATAGTTCTTCTCAGAAGGATCATTAGATATCGTGACTGTAGGTACTGACAAATAACCACCCCCACCAAATGTTACTGCAATACCTGTTACAATTCCACATTTATCAATACCAAATTCAAATGCAGTTGTTGCTATTCCAACATTTGTAGAAACTTCTGACATATAAACTGTTCCATATCCAACAGATGTAACATATGTACTTGTTGATATAAAATTGGATGCTGGAAATAATGTATGACTTGTTTCATGATGATATTGAAGTCTAACCCTATCACCAACTATAACGCCAGTAGTAGTGATACCAGAAATATGATCGGATCCAATTCCAATAGTTCCTGTGGTTTTTACTGAGTCAAATCTAACTGTAGCTATACCAAGAGCTCTAAATTGTTCATCTGCTCCTGAAGGTGCATCAATTGTAATGCTGGGAGCAGTTTGATATCCAAACCCACTATTTCCAATACTAATAGTATTAACTGTACCTGCAATAGAAACAGTAACAGTAGCAGTTGCTCGAACTGGAGACGGACTACTGAAAGAAATAGTTGGAGTAACTGTATATCCAGCACCAATTGTTGCTCCAGTTCCAGTTGCCCAAGAATCTGATATATTAAAAGAAACAGCAGTAATAATACCAGTAATTGAATGTATTGTAGCAATACCAACTGCAACCTGAGTAGGAGTAATTGTTCCAATACCAGTTCCAATTGTGACTATTGGTCTTGATGTATATGCTCTACCTGTTGTACTAAAAGCTATAGAACCTGAATCAATAGAAGATCCTGCTATTCCAATAGTTGCAACTGCAGGACTCATTCCTGGATGTTCAATTACTACTGTTGGAGCACTAGTATAGAATTTGCCACCTGTGGTAATAGCAATACTTTCAACTGTACCTCCAGTTTGAGATATATCTGATAGCGTTGCAGTTGCTTCTGCAGCGTTTCCAGTACCCTCTGGTAAACCAAATGTTACTGAAGGTACTGATTTATAGAATACACCTCCTGTAGTCCCTCCTGGGAAGAATAGAGAGGATGAACCAATACTAATAGTCGCAGCAGTAACACTAACCCCACCACCGACAATTGGAAGATCTAAAGTTGCAGTTGCAGCAGCACCAACATGTTTTGGTGACGAGAAAGTTACAGTTGGATTTGATGTAGAATATCCAGATCCACCAAAAGTGATTGTTACAATTCCAACTTGACCACTACTAATAACTGAAGTTGCAGCAGCACCACTTCCGCTATTTGAACTAAAACTTATAGATGGTGCTTGAGTATATCCAGAACCAGCATTAGTCATTTGTACCATTTGTACTGACTTTAATGAAGGATTTACATTTTTATTGCATGCTTGAATCCCCCCAATCAGAATGGCACTTGCTATTCCAGTAACTCCACCTGCAGGTGCTGATGAAATTGCTACTCTTGGAGGTGTATTATATCCACCACCTCTATTGGTAACAGCTATTAATCTTATGGAACCATTTGTTACACTTCCGACAACAGCTGTTGCTGTAGAAGCAATTCCTACCATAGTGAGAGTTTGAGTTCTTCCTAAGAATAAATCTCCATCAACTCCATCGATTGCTTGTAGTTCATCGTCAATTTCAGAAACTCCAGTATCTATAACTTCATTTTCATATCTGAAGAGTTCACATCTTAATTCATAAGTATAATTTTCTTGTAATTGATAGAAAGGTTTGTCATGTATTACTTGTTTGATTTCAAATAATCTATCGCCAAGAGGAAAATATAATAGGTCTCCTTCTTTGGGTCTAGATGAAAGTTTTACATTATCTTCTCCTAGCAGTAATGGTGCAATATATTCACTATATCTTTCTTTTGATATTACTAATGTAATCTCATTTGTATTTTGAATACCAAACTTTGACATCAATACAGAATTGTCGTCATATCCCTCATAGTTTTGAACATATGCTTCAATTGGATATGAAGAATCAAATTTGGATTCAATAACTTCCTTTATGACCGTTTTTTCAGTCACATACTTTCTTGGAAGATAATAAATCTCAATGCCATATATCTTTAACTGCTCATTAATTAAGTCTTGAACTAAACTCTGTTCTGATTTAGACCCTTGCTGAAAAAATGGATTTAACATATCAACCTATCATGTCTAATGGTGGAACTTCATAAGTATTTGACATTTTTTCCATAATAACATCTATTTCTTTTTGGGCATCATCATATATTTGTCTGCCGTTTAGTTCAATTCCTCCTGGAAGTTTAACTCCTTGAAATTTAATTAAATTTTGTCCCCACTGTCTCTTAATAAGAGCAGTAAGATACAATTTGACAAAAGAGTCGTTATAAACTCTTGAAAAATCATTAGGATCTACAAGGCGATTACAATCAATAACGATAAATTCACCTGGATCAACTGCTCCATAATCAATATCAAGATATAATCTATCTACTCTCTGATTAAATCTAATTTGACTCTCTGTATTAAGTAAAAAATCAATATCAGAAAGTCTTTCCATTGTCATTGCATATGACAACATCTCCATTGAACTAAAAGAGTGTATGTCATTCAAAAATAATTGATATTTTAGACTGAACATTCCACCTGTTATTGTGCTTGTATCAAATCTAAAAATTTTATTGATGCCAATTACTGATGATGGAATCTGAATATAGTTGCTGTTTTCTTCATATGAGAATGTCACCGAAGCACCATCAATAGTTGCCGCAGCGGTAGTAGTAACAATTCCTGCTCTTGTTACTGCAGAGTTTGGACTTCTTCCTCTATTAATATCTTCTTGAGTAAATTGATATTTGAGGTAAGTTTGCTGAACACCATCAAAATGACGCTCATGGAAATACTGGAAAGCATCATCAACCAAGTCATCAATCTGCTCATCGGCAACATTGATTTCCAGGACTGGCGCACCCAGTTTCCTTTTAGCGTAATCGATTAATTCCTGTCTGGTAGAGGGCTGCGCCATTTTTTATCGCTTTTGAAATATTTAGGGTATTATTCGTTCGGTAATCCAATTACCTTCATCGTTTCTTGTTGCTTATAATATAGTTTGCAAAAAGATTTTGCTATATTTTTTAGTAACTCATTATCATTACATTCATCTATTTCAGATGCGATTTGCGTATATGCAAAACTTTTAGAGAGATTTGTTAATTTTATTTCATCAGGATTCATTTGTTAAACTCCTTAGTAAATGTTTAATTTCATCAATATCATTTTTAATATTGGCGAGATCAGTCTCTAATATATTGATCTTTTCATTCTCCTTTGATTTGAGAGATTTCCTTTTAATGTATTCATCATATTCAGAATTATTTACATTTATTATAGAATTTGTATGAGGATCTCTTGCGAGACCCCCATGACCTTTCACCTTAATATAATTTTCTTTCATACTATGCTAAAGCAATTACGCGAAGATCTTTTACTCTTGGAACAAATGCTTGACTAGTAGAAGTCATTACCAATTTAATTCTATAGGATCTAAAAGCAGGAAGTTCGTCAGCAGTGAATGAATATTCCTTAAAGTTTATTTGTTGAGATTCAAATCCCAATTCATTAGAAGGAACTACAAACTTATCAGGTTTTCCATCACTATCTTCAAGTTTGATAATCTGATTTTTATAATCTAGGTTATCATATCCCGGGAATGGGAAGAATAATGGGTCAAAGTTTGGATTATCTCCAATTGCATAGAATGCACGTATATCTGAGTAATTGTTCACATGTGCATTTAAAAGAATCTTAAGCGAAGTTGCTGGAGATTCTAAACCTATTTCTTTAGAAATATATTGGAATGCTGAAGGATCTTCTGTAGCACTGGATACTCTAGAATCTGTAGAATAATCTGTTATAACTTTGTTGACTCTATTTGAAGTCAAAATAACAGCAACTCTTTGTGAGTCAATTACTGGAGACAAAAGTGGATTTGTTGTTGCCAACGTCAATCTCATATTCATGGACTTGTTGCCAGTAAGCAATGCAAGTTTTTCATCTTCATTAACCTTTGAACATACAATTCTAGGTTCATCAAGATAATTTGCAGAATTCACTGTTATTGGATCAAATCCAGAGTCAATGAATGGAATTTCTTTTCCATCAATACTCTTACCAGTCACACTTCTAATACTTGCACCAATAGTTGTTCCAGGAACAGTCAAGTTCTGAACAATAGGAGTTATAATTTCAAAAGGAATATTTTGTGTTGCTTTTGCATTATATCCACCAGAAGTTTTAGTCAAACCTTGATATAATTTGGGATAACCTGCAACAGTTCTATTGGTTCCATCTAGAGACATATCCAATTTAATATTATATGAATCAAAAGTAATTGGATCACTTACAGATACATTAGAAAGGTTATGTACTTTATTAATTCTCTTGAGAGAAACGCCATTTAGTTCATACTTATAAACTGGAGTTCCGACTGAATATGAAAGTGGATTAGATCCTCTTACAATATTACCCTGAATATCATTACCATTCACTGAAGTATATTCAATGATTTCATTTCCAATTTTTATGTAACCTGGGTTTGTTGTCCCAACTCCAACTCCTTCAAATGTTGAGAATTCATTTGCATCGCTAATTTGAATTGCTCCTGTAGAATCAGAACTATAGTTTATACTTAGTTTTGATGGTCTTATGTCAGATGCTACGTCAGAGATCTTTACATAATCTTCTTCAGAATACATTCCATGATTCTTATGGTTTACTTTAATATGTAAACCATCAGAAACTGTGGTTATAGTGTCTACAGAAACATTTCCACCAAGTTCCCAGTTTAAGTTTGTAGTAATACCTACACTAGAAACGTATCTCATAGTGTTTGCAACACCTGTTAAGAAATCACCTTGAATATTATCTACAATCAATTGATTGGTATTGGCAATACTGACAATTGAAAATCTTGCATTTCTTCCAACTTCAAGAGAACCAATATTTGGAATTGATAAGACATCACCTGCAACATATCCATTACCTGTGGCAGAAATAGTTGCCGCAATAGCAACACCATCCTTAACTGTAACGTCTGCAGTTGCTCCTGAACCCTTTCCACTAATAGTGTCTAAGACAACACCTCCAAAGATAAATTGACCAGATCCTGGAGTATATCCAATACCTGCATTTATAATATTAAGATTTCCAGTGGCTATTCCTGCATTTCCAACATAATTACCTGTTGCATCAGAACCCCATTGCATTATAGTATTTCCAAATTCTAATGTAGTATCTCCAATAGTAGAAGCAAGACTAATTCTTACTTTTTTTGAATTCATTTCAATAGTATTTGGAAGCAGATTTGCAATCTGATTATTGCCGGAAGTCAATTCCGGATTATAGAAGTCAATAGTTCCAGTATCTAAGAAATCTGCTCTGTAAAGATCAAATTTCAAATCTTCCCATTGACTTGGTTCCCAAGTAGAAGCATTTTGAGACTTGAATAGTGATCCAAGAGTAGGTTGATTGGAAACAAATGATTGTGTAAGAATGTCATTTTCACCAACTCTTGAAATGAATACACTATAATCTGCAGACTGAGATAACATAACAACAGCATACTCTGTTTCTCCTTTCAGATAAACCGGAGCATCAAATTCAAAGAAAGTTATAGCAGATCCATCATCGGATGTTGTAATTTGATTTGGAAACAAGAATACTTCAGAAAGTGGTAAAACTTTTTCAGAAGGAGTTCCTAATTCCAGAGTTCTTAACTGAAGAACTACTGGAGTACTTCCAGCATCAGTAGTATTAAAATATACACCACATTTGGTAACAAAAATTCCTTCTAATTCTTCAACAAAGAATGATTGAGCTAAAGGATCCCATCTTCTGGGTGGTCTTGGTGGTGGTCTCCTCGGTGGTGGTGGCGGTGGTGGAGGTGGGAATGCCCATGTTCTAGTGTTAACAACCGTAGAAGAGACTACTTGAGTATCTGCAACTCTTCTAATGTCTCTAGATTGATTTTGTTGGGTCTGAGTGACCCTAGCATTCCTAACAGAAACAATATTTTCTTGAACTGTTTCTAATGTTCCAGATGCTTCAAATGATTCATTTGCTAAGGTAGTTGCATCATCAACGTCACCATCTTCATCGTTAATTAATGTAAATGATTTTGATCCTGTCTCAAATCTTGGATTTACTGTAATATTCGGATTTGGTACAAAGAAACTTCCAGCAACAGTAGCAGTTATATCAGATACAAATCTGACTGCAGAAACTGTTGCCTGAGCACCACTAGTTCCTCCAACAAGTACCATTCCTTGCTGAATAAATCCACTAAATGTTCCTTCAGCAATATTTGAAAGAGAATTTGTATCAACGTTTAAAATTGTTGAAGTTGAAGAATATGTTGAAGTGAGAGGTGTAGTAGTATATGGATTCTCGGGATATGTTAAGACTGGAACATCATAAGATCCTGTTCTATGATTCTTTTGTGCAACTCTAAATTCAATTCTTGGAGAAATATCTAGAGTATCTGGCCCAAGACCAGTATTAATAACTCTTCCAGTTACTGTCTCTCCTACTTGGAAGACACCAGAAGTCATTGAAATTTCAATGAGTTTGGGTACACAGTAATTTGTAACATCAACACCATCAAAGAATGCATAAACTCTAGTGTTTGGTTTCAATCCATTACCCATGAAAGCAATGTTTCTAGACCTCATAAAGGGAATCAAATCTCTACTAACAACTCTATCTCCTACAGAAGTATTATCAATCTGTTCAGAGAAAGTTGCTCTTGTTCCATTTCTATTACTTATACCAGTATCAACAACATCAAGAAGTTGATCTTGAATAGTATCCCAGCGAATTCCCCATCCAAGCCAGTTAGTAGTTGTTCTAGTTTGAGTTCTTGTGACTCTTTCCTGACCAGTCCAATTATCTACCCAAGAATTCCAAACGGTTGGAGCAAACCCAGTTTGTGGGTCAATGTTTAGATTTTCTACTGCATCTCTCAGAACTCTTGCATAATTACCTTCAACATTAATAAATTTAGCTTCAAGTCTTACCGTATCAACCCAAACATCAGATGCTGGAGTAAGTGAAATTGATCCTCTCCAGAAATTTAAAATGAAAGGAGTTACGCTTTCAACTCTTGTTCCAAATTTTTGTGTTAAATATTCGACTTCAGAATAGTCTAGAGTGATAATATCACTAGACTTTCTAATATTAATACCTTCAGGTTGACTTGTTGATCTATCTGTAGATGGATCAAACCCTACAACAGGTCCAGGAATAAGGTCAATTGCATTTGTATAATGAGAAGGTCTTAACTCTTTATTTTTTATATCAATACTATTCTTAAATAAAATAGTAGGTTCTTGTGCTAATAGTGAAGTGAAATTATCTACGAAGAATCCGGATTTAAATCTTACTAGCCCTTCACTATCTGGAACAAATAAATTTGCAGTATTTGTTTCAAGTAAAGAAAGAGAAGTATAATACTCCAAACTCTTAATTCGTCTCTCAAGATTTTGGATGTCAGACATCTTATATCTCTTATGATCTAAAAACTCAATTTCAGCATCTGAAGTTTTATAGAGATATGGTGGTAAATTGATTGTTGCAATTTCTAGAGAATCATCAACAGATACAGGTTTTTCTGGTCTTTCTGAAGGAGTTCCATATTTAACTTGAAAAACACCATCTTTTGTTAAGAATATTCTATCAATTCTTCCCAAGAAGAAAGAGAATGTTGCTTGAATACTCTCGTCAGATGCCAATATATTTGCAGAAGAATTTCCAGAAGAATTAAATGATCTTCCATGGAATTCTAGAGGAGATCTTAATAGAGATTGTTCTGTTGTAAAATCAGAAACTCTTGGTCTTATATCAATAATATCTGAATTTCTTATGAAATTTACTGTTCTAATTTCATTTGTATAATCAAATCCATTTGCATATGAATTTACAGTCGTGATATCTCCATCATCTGAAGAATCATAATATCCTCCAGAATAATAAATGATAAGTTTTTTAGTTGGTTCTTGAACATCAGAATTTCTTACAATTGTTCCATAATCATAGAAAGTTCCTTTTTGTCCTGTTTTATATGAGAAATTTGATGAAACATCAAAACTATCTGCTGATAATGTTTGTACAATTGAAGTTGAATCAGACTCATAAGAAAAAATTGTTTCTCCTTCAGTAAAAGTATTTTTATTTCTATAGATAAATGATATTTGAGTAGAAGATATCTTACTTGCAATTATTGCACATGCGCCGCTAGATTGTCCATGAATTTCTTCTCCTATGATAAATTCTGAAGTTGTTGAAGATGGAGTTGTTATTGAAGAAAGGATCGCTTTTGGTGGAGTCGGATCACTTGTATTTGCAGACTCATAAATTGCATGAATATCTACAATGTCTGGAACATTTAAACAAATAGTATTATCTTGAACTCTAGTTCCAAAAGGAAATGTTCCATAAACTAATCCATCGTTAAGAGTAGTTGCACCAATTCCAGATCCAGCAAGTTTAGATGCACTTATAACAATAGAAGAAACTCTATTCTTTTTCTTGTCTTTTGCTTTTGTATTTGACTTTCTTAGAGTTGCAATAAGTGTTGCACCAATGTTATCTGTACCCAGATTGTTAATTTGAAGTTGTGATCCACCAGATATCAAAGCAAACATATCCGATGTCAATGCTTCATATGATCCGTCACTTCTAACAAGAGAATACCTTTCCTCATCAAAAGGTAAAAATGTTTCATTGGTTCCTGCACTTAATGCAACTGATAATTGATTATTTGCAATATTTACTGTAAACTCTTTTCTAATTGTTAGTGTCGATGTAGTTAAATCCACATCTGAAATATTTTCCTTTGGTAATTGAGTAAAAAGAGTATTGTCTGTAGATATGTCTAAATTGGAAGCCATTACTGTTAAATCAGTAATGTCTAATTGCGTGGAGGGAAGAGATGAAGAAGTAACTCCAACAACTGTTTCTACTTGAGCAACCTTTACAGAATTTGTTCCAACTTCAGTAACTCTTGCAAATACTGGGTTACCTAGAGAATTGTCAGTATACTTGATGATATCATTATATCTTACTAATGTTCCTGGAAAAACGTCATTGAGACTTGTGATCGTACTTATTCCTGCATCTAATGCACTAACTGTAGCAATTCCTATTATATACCTATCAGATTGAATTACGTCTGCAGAGAAAGTTATTCCTGATCCAACGACTCCATGAACAGATTTAATATTTGAAGAATTGTTTGCAGTTAATGCAGCGCCAACGTATCCAACAGATTCTCCGTTAAAAGAAAATGACTCATTTGGAATAAATGATCCTTCCGTATTGTAAACTTGAATACTTCTTGAATCTGTTACACTATTTAAAAGGTAACCTGTAGCTCCACTATTTTCTCCTTTAATATGAGTAGGAGTGCTCAATGTTACTGGATAGTTTAAAGTTATATCAGTTGTATATTGGACATCATATAGTCCAATTTCCCAATCGTTTAAATTTTGATTGGATAAACTATAAGATCCAGACTCTAATCTAAAATCATAAACTCTTGCCACACCAATTTCGCTTCCAGAAGCAATAGTTGCAGCAGAACCTACTCGTTGGTCTCTCAAACTTAAAACAAAAGTATTTCCTATACCAATTTTTGGAGAACCATAGATATTGTTCAGACCAAAAGTTGGTCCCGTATTATAAACTATTGATTGGTCTTTTAACGTTTTTGTTGTTCTTGGTTTTTCTGAATCTAAGTATATTGCTCCATTTGTCTCAACTCTATATCCTTTTACAAAAGCTTTACCAGAAGAAATTTTATATAATGCCAATTCTTCATCAGGAGTTGAACCTGAATATGTAAATTGACCGTCTCTATAAATTCCTCTATTTCCTTTTTTATCGTTTAAAGAATCTTTTACAGATATTTCAAATGGACTAACTGTATAATCTCCAGACTCTTCATAAGTTCTTTTTGCTAATTCCTCTGCAATAACACTTTTATCAGTTGTTTGTGGTTTTACTTTTAAATTTCCATCAACAATTCTAGCAAGTTCGACAAAATTAGTATCATCAAAATCTGTTAAATCTTTTTTAAATAGACTTACAGTGATTTTCATTCTATCTGCTCCTGGAGCAGCATAATTACTATATCCTTGAGAATTATCGTTTAAGTTTTCATCTAAGTCTGAATTAATAATTTCTTCATTAATAAAAAATCCAACTCTTGCATTTGTATTCGTAGTATACTGACTTAATATTAATTTCTCTTCTTTTACATTGACAAATTGTCCTCTAAAGAAATATACTCCTTCTAAAATAAGAAAGACTGTCCCCGAAGAAGTAGCATTATTGGAAATCGTAGATCCAAAAGGAGATCCAGAAGATATTGAAGTATTTCCTAATAATCCAGTTTCAATTGTAGTATTTGATACTAAGTTTTCTCCATCAGAAAAAGTTTCTGTTATATTATCTTGAGTATTTGATCTAACGTATCTGACGTATAAAGTTAAATTTCCTCTTTCTGAGTCTGAAGGAAGCAGAACATTATCAACTAATGCAGTAACACCAGACGTTTGCCCAGTAATAGTCATTCCTATTAAAGTTTCTGCATATGCAGCAACAGGAATTCCTAGAAAATTATTCGATAATTCTACTGCATTATAAAATTGATTGTAACTAGTATTTCCAGGAATTACTTTGGCACCTTCTTTAAAGAAGTGCTGTCCAAATTTTTTAATTTGGTTTTGAAGTATTGACTGTAATCCAGTTAATTCTCTAGCCTGAATTGGATATCCAGGTTTAAATAAAATTTTGTAGTAATCGTCATTTGCATCAGAATCGTCAAAATATGGAGCTACGTTTAAATTTGTTTGCTGAGACATAATTCTTTAGAACTGCAAAATGACTTTAATATCTTCTTTTTGATTTGATGACCTAGTAATAGAAGGTCTATTATCAATATAAATTAGGTTTCCAGAATGTTTTTTAACTTCTGGATCGGATAGACCATTACTAAAAGACTGACCTAGGTAATATGTTCTATTATTTATTACTGTTGATACACCCGTAAATGATGTACTAATTGATAAATTTATAGATCCTCCTAAGATAGTAATACCACCACCTGCAGTTGGATTTCCAGTAAATGAGAGAAGTTCAAACCCATATGTTGGATCTGTTTGTGCAGTTCCTACTGTATTGAATCCTGCAAGACTTCTATCTTGCCAATATTTTAGGACACCAGTTGTTTGATCATAGTTAACTACTCTAGCAACAGCAGTATTACCAGTAGAGATTGTTTGTCTTACATACGAATCTGCTGCAAAGGTTGCTGAACTATACCCAACTCCAGTAAGTCGTATTGCTCCTAAAGAACTTGCTTTGTCTAAAGTTAGTATTGAATTTGTTCCAAAAGATTTTGGGTTCTCAAAAACTCCTATCCTTGAAACTTGATTTCCAGTTATAAAGTCTGGATTTTCATTATCATTTTCAATTCTGGAATACAACAATATGTTAGTTGCACCAAGTTCTCTGTAAATATCTGAACCATGTCCACCTTTAGGAGAAATAATCGTATCAAAAGTGGGCCTTGTTGTACCAGTTGGAACACCTCCTCCAACTAAATCTACATTTCCATAAGTATAATTAGATCCTTGATTGGATACTGTTATAGAATCAACTTGTTGATCATTATCAATTACAATCGTACATTCTGCTCCATCTCCATCACCTTTGATTGGAACTCTAGTATAAGTTCTATTAGCAGTTCCTACACCAACTCCTCTATTAGTAATGGTTACAATTTTTATAGATCCATCTACTGCATTATCCCTAACAGGTTCATCATCAGTATTAGTTTCCCAATTACTTGGGACTGGCATGAAATCTGTAGAATCGAATTTTACAATATCTCCAGATTTTATAGTATATAAGTACTTCCAAATATATCCATCCCCACTAGTGCCAGCTGATTTAGGTTCTAAATCAGTGAATAGGGGTTCGTCTAAAGAAGGTTTTCCATTTGGATTTTCGGGATCTGTTCCGTTTTGAAGGCATGCATAAACTTTAAATTCACTATTCATTACAAAGAAATTTGATGAATATAAATTAGTAGATCCAGATACTGCCGCTGGATTTGATCTACTATAATCATGACGATACATATCATAAGATGTTCCAGAAGTCCAAGTCTTCTTTTTAACAACTTGTCTAGCATCGCTTGCATTAATTTTCTTTAATGCAATTATAGTATCCCAAACATCGTTTTCTTCATTAAAACTATCTCTAGGTGCTGGTGGATTTGTATTCCAGTCAGATTGAATGTCAGTTGGATTTGGTAATCCAATAAACGTGTAATAAGAATTAGCAGAGGTAGTAACACCTGAAATAAAGTTTTTCGCGTTTAATATTCTAATCTGATCAGTTATTATTGCAGCCATTTTAGGTGGTTTTTTAGTTATTTATTAAGTATAATTTAAATACTTGAGGGGACTGGATCTTTGAACTATTGTTCCTGTTGTTATTCCAGCAGATCCTGAAGAAGTGTATGCGTTATATTCTTTAGATTTTGATCTAGCCTCTAATGTAATTCTTCCCCAACTATAATTTCCATAATAATTGCTATTACCAATACCAGTTAGTCCATTATAATCAGTTACACTAACAACTACTTTTGAAACATATGTCAATCCAATTCCAGGAGAAGAAGTTTGTCCAGTAGAAACTGAAATTACTTCATATATATTATCCAAACATGTTGTTCCAATTCCAACTTCAGAATTGGTGCTATCAAGGGATGTAACTCCATTTCCAACATTAGAATTATATACTGAGATATAATATCCAGTTTGAATACCACTGATTGTAGTAACACCAGTAATAGTAGAATCTCTGAAGAAAGAATTTTCTGGTATATAAAGATCTAGGATCAATCCAGTTGAAACTCCAACATTTGTAGTAGTTACTCCAACAATAATTCCAGAATCTCCTTCATATATATCAACCGAACTACTTTCTTTTTCAAATGATGGTGGACTAATAAGAACTAAAGGAACACTTGTTGAAGTGTATCCAGTTCCAGGACCTGTGATTGTTATTGAAGTAACGACTCCTGCAGTAATAGATGCATTTGCAGATGCTCTTGCTGTTGTTCCCATTCCGACTGGATTTTGAATAGAAACTGTTGGTATTGCAT